ATGAGAAACAACGGCGGGAAATCCCGCAGACCAACAAGCCTTGCAGAGGCTTTCGATCTTGATGAAGCAAATGCCCTGAAGGCACACCGCCGCCCGCGCAAGCAGATGGAAGAGCTGATGGGTACCAACCGTTCCACCTATGCCCGCTGGGTGTCCGACTGCGAGATGCCTGCCGGTCGCTTGCTCCAGTTCGCAGTGCTTTGCGGTTCGGCCCACGTCATTGAGTACCTGGCCATTGCCTGCGGAAAGCTGGTTGTCAGCATCCCGACTGGCAAAAAGGCCAAGGCCAGCGACCTGGGTGAAATGCAAGCCAACTTCGGCAAGGCCGTGATGCTCCTGGAGCAGTTTTACCGAGGTCAGTCCGATCTATCAGAAACGCTGGGCGTGCTAAACGAGGTGCTCTCGCAGGTCGCGTACCACCGCGAGAACGTCATTAAAACCGGTCAGCCGGAGCTTGAACTGTTTGAGGAGTGAGAGATGAAAAAAGCAAAGAAGGTTGCAGGAACGATGACCAGTAAACCGTGGCTTATTCGCATTCAAAAACAACTGATTCAGGCTGCGCTGCCGAATAAAAGCCGAAAGCAGTATGCCCAGCTTTGTAGCTGTGGCTGGTCATTGCCAAAAGGAGAGGCAGCCAAAGCAGATGTTGATGCCTTGTTCTGCCCGAAGTGTGGCACTAAGCGTCGGATTGGGTCTTAAAGCTCTTTCCGCAGCCACTGCAGTAATCGCCCTTGTACCAAATAGGACGTTCGCACGCTGTACAGGCAGTAACCATCGGTGAGCCGCATTTTGGACAGAAAGCGCAATGAGCCATGCCACTGTCAGTGATGTTCTCCGTGAAGTGGCAAGTGCTGTTAGAGCACACCGAAAAAAGTTTCACTTTCCCCATGAGGACTCTCCAATGAAGGTTTATGACATGCAAGTTGGATGCCTGCATCGCCATTCTACCCAGATTGGCAGAGCCCTCACCCAACAAGGAGGCCGGGCATGAGCCAGGTCGAACTTAAAACCCACTACAGCGCTGCAGAACTGGCGGAAATGAAGCTGCCAGGCATGCCTGGAACAATCCAGGGGATTGGTATCCGGGCCAAGACTGAACAATGGGAGTCAAAAAAGCGCCAGGGCCGTGGCGGTGGCTATGAATACGCCCTCTCCAGCCTTCCTGACGCAGCTGTTCGCGCTATCAAGGACCGCCTGGTGGCGTCAATGATTGCCGCCCCCGCTGTGTCTGTACCTGTTTTGCCGATGAAGGCGCAGCAGATGGAGCTGGCACTGACTAGCCGTCAGCAAACTGTTGAAGGTGCCCGCAAGGGTGTACTGGTTGCCATTGAGCGCCTGATGGCAGGCTGCGGTGTTACCCGTGAAGCGGCTATTCACACCATGCTGACCCAGGCGAAGGCCGGCACCCTGGACCCTCACCTGGAGCGGATGCTACGTGCTGCCCATGATGGCCGTGGCCGTAAGGGCGATAGCCCATACCCATCTGTACGCAGCATCAAAGGCTGGCGCGCACTTGAAAAACAAGGGCAGCTTGCCCCGAAAACTGCGGTTAGCGCCGTGTTGGAAATTCCGGCCTGGGCCAAGTCTTTCCTGGATTACTGGCAAGTGCCTTCCAAACCGAGCGTATCCCATGCCTATGAGCAATTTGCACGGGATTGGACCGATAGCCCGGAAATGCTGCCATCAATTCACCAGGTGCGCCGCTTCATCGGCAAGTTGGGCACGGTCTCGCGGGAAACTGGTCGTATCGGCCCACGTGAGATGAAGAACATCAAGCCCTTTGTCCGCCGTGATATTTCCGATCTGCTGCCGAATGACGTGTGGACAGCGGACGGCCATACCTTCGACGCCGAGGTACAGCATCCGCTACATGGCAGGCCATTCCGCCCGGAAATCACAGCCATCATCGACGTGGCCACCCGCCGCATCATCGGCTGGAGCGTTGGCCTGGCTGAGTCTGGACTTGCTGTGCTGGATGCCATCACCCATGCAGTGACCCGTGAGGGCGTGATGGCGATCTTCTATGTCGACAATGGCTCCGGCTACAAAAACGACATGCTGCGCAATGAGTCGACTGGCGTGATGGGGCGACTTGGGGCCGACATGCGTTTTGCCCGCCCTTACAACTCGCAGGCTAAGGGGGCTGTTGAGCGGCTGCACCAATCGGTATTCGTTCGCGCCGCCCGTGAGCTGCAGAGCTATATCGGTGCCGACATGGACCGCGAGGCGAAGTTGAGCCAGTTCAAGCTGACCCGCAAGGCCATCAAGGATGGTGGCAGCGTGAACCTGATCAGCTGGTCGAACTTCATTGCCTTCATCAACCAGCGGATTGCCGATTACAACGCCCGCCCGCATCGCGGACTGAATGGCATCAGCCCGGACATGAAGCTGGCCGAATTTGTTGCCATGGGATGGGAGCCAACCCGCTTGCAGCCAGGCGAGGAAGCCTATCTGTTTCGACCACAAGTCGAGCGGACCATCAGCCGCTGTGAAATATCTCTGTTCGGTAACCGCTATTTCAGCCGGACTCTGGAAGAGTTCCACGGCGAGCGCTTGCGCATCGGCTACGACGTGAACGATGCCAGCCGGGTCTGGGTGTATGCCGACGATGGCAGGCTTATTTGCACAGCGGAATGGAATGCCAACGTTCGCAGTTTCTTCCCTGTCTCGGTGATTGAGCAGGCCAGAGAGAAACGCGCAGCTGGCAGAGCGAACCGCCTGCAGGTGCATCTGGAAGAGGTGCAAGCCGAACGACGCGGCCAACCGCTCATTGAGGCCCAGCAGGAAATTGTTATCCCAGGGCTGATCAGCGGCACACGTGAGCAGCTGGCAGAAGCCGCTGCGCTTGCCCGTGCCAAGCGTCAGCCGCAGACCACTGAGACACCTAGTCTGCGGGTGATTGATGTTGAACCGACCCCCGCACCCAGCAATGTCCTGAGCCTGCCGGATACCCCGGATGCCCGGTACCGCTACTTCTGCACCCTGCGCGACCGTCACCAGCGTGGCGAACCGCTGGGCGAACGTGAGCTGGACTGGCTGCTGAACAAATACGTCCGTACCAATGAATACCGAACCCTCAGCCAGCGCTGAGACCACAAAAAACAGGAGCCTAAACGTGAATCGCATTGCACCGATTGCCAACCTTGATCTTGTCAGCATCGCCATGAGCAAGCTGATCAACCGCCAAGACGGCCTGCCCGGCCTGGGCGTTTACTACGGCCCTAGTGGTTACGGCAAGACCACCACCATCGTCGCTGTAGCCAACGAGACCCGCGCCTACTACGTCCAGATGCGCAGCGCTTGGGGCAAAAAAGCCCTGCTGGAAAAAATCGCCTTTGAAATGGGCATGCGACCTGCTGCCACTGTGTCAGCCAATCTGGATCTGATCTGCGAACAGATGTCGACCAGCCAGCGTCCGCTGATTCTGGATGAAGCCGACCACGCGGCCTCCCGCCCCGGCATGGTGGAGTTACTGCGTGACATCTACGAAGGCAGCCAGGCTCCGCTGATGCTGGTGGGGGAAGAAATGCTACCCAGCAAGCTGAAGAAATTTGAGCGGTTTCATGGTCGGGTGCTGGCTTGGGTGCCGGCGCAGCCGGTAACCATGAGCGATGCCCTGAAGTTGAAAGATATCTACAGCCCGGATATCGCCATTGCCGATGACTTGCTGGCGTATGTGGTCGACCTTGCTCACGGTTCTGTTCGTCGGCTTTGCGTCAACCTGGTGAACATCCAAGAGCACGCCATGTTGAATGGTCTGGACGCAATTGACCGGGCTACTTGGGGTACCCAGCCGCTCTATACCGGCGATGCACCGAGAAGGGTTTAACGATGGCAGCGACAAAGCAAAAACGTCGCGGTGCCCACCTAGAAATGGTGGGGGGTAAGGGGGGGCGTCAGAGAGTTTGGGAAGCCATCCGGGCCAATCGTGATGGCTTCTATCTGGCAGACATATCCCGCGCTGCGAAGGTCGATCTGGCGACAGTCAGGACGTATGTGCAAGCACTCGAACGCGGCGGATTTATCCAGCAGTGCAATGTGACCGTAAAGCTGGCAGAGGCAAAGCAATTTGCCATGGTCAAGGATAACGGCCTGGAAGCGCCGCGCCTGACCGCAGAGGGAAAGCCGGTTATTCAAGGGCTAGTCAATGAGGCGATGTGGCGAACCATGCGGATGGTACGCGACTTCAATTTTCACGAACTCGCGGCACTGGCCAGCACAACTGAAGTTTCAGTCGCACCAGGTACGGCACGGACCTATCTGAAGCACCTGGCTACCGCTGGTTATTTGATTGAAATCGACAAAGGGCATGGCAAGGGTGCTGGTGGAATTCCTACCCGGTACCGCTTTAATCCAGCCCGAAACAGCGGGCCTCGCCCTCCGATGATCCAGCGTACCAAGTCAGTCTATGACCCCAATTTAGGCCAGGTCGTTTGGCAAGAGGAGCCAGATTATGACTGCTGATTGGCTGGAAATATTGCGTACTGCCGTGGCCCAGCGTGGTCAGAAGCCGGTTGCTGCTGAACTGGGGTACTCCCGCACCACTGTCAGCCTTGTTTTAGCTGGCAAATATGCAGGAAAGACCGATGCGGTCGCCACGCAGGTGCTGGCTGTTCTGGCCACGGTGACCTGCCCATTCAATGGCCAGGAAATGACCATGGCTGATTGCCGCACTTTCAGCAGCAGCCGTGCCCCGACACACCACCCGTTGAAACTGACGCACTGGCGGACCTGCCGCAAGTGCAAAAACTGCAGCAAAGGAGAGTGACGATGCAATCCGCTATGAGCGCCAATATCAAGCCTCTGAACATAGCTATTTACGAAGCAGCACAAAAGATCGTGAAAGCAGTTGAGGCTCTAACCGAGAACGGTTTCATGGTGGTGCGGGTAGAAATGGCGGCTCCTGCTCGCCCGACGATACGGATTCAGAGCTGCAGCAAATGCCAGACCTTAATCGACAAGGGGGAAGCAGTCTATTTCAGCTTCGGCCAGGGTACTCACTTCGGTCCCTACCGCGAAGGTCAGTTTCATTTAGGTGGCTGCCGCATTGTTTGGACTGAGTTCGGTAACTAAATGACTGAGCAGGTCGAATTGGATGAAGCCACCAAGGCCAAGCTGCGGGCAGAAGTAGCACGGTTGGTGAGTATGGGAATGGCAGCGGATAAGGCCCGGAGAATTGTGTGGGATGACTACCTCGAAGAGTTGGCCGCTTATGCAGCCACTCAGCCAGTAGACCCACAACCGGAGCCGGTCCAGGAGCAGGAAATACCGCCCCCCGCGCCGCAAGCCCCTGATCCGGTTCTGCCCGGCCCAGAGCCACCGGCAAGAACCAGCCGGTTTTGGGATGCAAAGGAAGAACCCCAGCTGACACCGGAATGGCTAGAGCGAAACCGGCAGCAGCTGGCGCAAGTAAAACGAATTGTTGGAGCAAGGAGCAGGTAATGCAAAACACTACGCAAAACACCCCGGACGGCTACCGCAAGGATGCCAAGGGCCGTTTGATCCCGCTGGAGTCGATCAAGCAGATCGACCTGGAACGGGACTCCCTGGTGATGGAAATCATCAATAAGGCCCTGGACGTCAACAAGATGCTGGCCCAGTTCAAAGCCACGGTCTTTGCCGACATCCAGGCTTTCATTGAACTGTCCGGTGAGCGCTATGGGGCCAAGGTCGGCGGAGCCAAGGGAAATGTATCCCTAACCACCTTTGATGGCCGCTACATGATCAAGCGTGCTGTCAGCGACACGTTGACCTTTGATGAAGGCCTGCAGGCCGCGAAGGCTCTGATTGACGAGTGTGTGCATGAGTGGACCGAAGGTGCACGCAGCGAGATCCGCGCCCTGATCAATGACGCCTTCAACGTGGACAAGGAAGGAAAGATCAGCACCGGCCGCATTCTCAGCCTGCGCCGCCTGGAAATCCAGGACGAGAAGTGGCAGCGGGCCATGAATGCCCTCAGCGAGTCTGTACGGGTCCAGTGCTCCAAGTCCTATATCCGCGTGTACGAGCGGATTGGCGATACCGACCAGTACCAGCCGATCCCTCTTGATATGGCGGGGGTGTGAGATGCAACCAGACCAATCAACCAGTATGCCGAAATTTGAACACTGGGCTGACACAGAGATCGGCCCACTGGAGGACGCACCTGCCTACATCACTAGCACCCGCTTGGCACTTCGCAATATTGCGCGAGGAGCTTGGGAGGCTGCCCTTGCTGAAAGTACGGAAAGGTCGGCGGCATTTCTACTTCTATTGGCAGCCTGCAATCGCATTGAGGCTGATGCGGAGGAAGGTGAGACCGATGACGGCTTGGCCGTAATGATCCCGCTTGACCTGTGGCACCAGTTTACCGCCGCCCTGGATCATGCCAACGCCCTGGACTCTGTGGAGGTGCGGGGGATTGAGCCATACCACAGCACGATGCAGCTGGCCGAAATGGTACTGAGTGATTGCGGCCATTCGACAGTAATCAGTGATCGCCTACAGCGCAGGGTAGCTGAACGCATCCAGCGCCACTTGGATGGAATGCAGGCTACGCCGCCCGTACGAATTGATCTGGAGGGACAGTGAGATGGAAAACACCAAGCCTATTTCCGATGCTGTAGCGCAGGCCATGGAAACCACCCTGGCAGCCGCAGCTAAGTTTGAGCTGCCTGAAGTCATTGATTACCTGACAGGGACAATCACTGCGTCCGTGTCCCTGCTGCGCGCCGCCGATGATGGCAAGTTCGTCTATGGGTTCCTCAAATCCGCCTTGGCCAGCCTGGGGAAAGAGGCAATGACTGCACCTAACCCGCATGGTGGCGCGCTGGGTCTCAGCGTGCACATGGGTGCATCCATGGCTAACCCGGAAGCGCTGCATACCGTCGAAGAGTTGCGCAAGGAGCTGTATAGCGCGAATGACCAGCTGCTGGAGCGTGACATCCAGCTGGCTGATCAGAAAGCCATCATGCAGCGCGTATTCACCGACTTCGGGAAAGTGGTGTTGGCGCACAAGGATAAAGATGCCGTGCTGCTCAAGATCCTACTGGACGAGTTCTGCCAGAAGCACGTCCGGTTTGTGCCGAAAAACGGCACGGTCCATTGAATAAGCCGACTGTTAGCAATTGGCGGCTTCTGATCCGCAATCTCAGAACCGGAAACATCCCTTTCAAGCAGTTTTTACAACGCAGTACCAAGGAGAAAAGCATGAACAAGCAAGAGCTGATCAAACACGTAGCCGAACACGCTGAAGTGACTGTCAAGCAGGCCGAAGCGGTGATCAACAGCCTGACCACTACCATCCTGGACACCGTCCGTGCTGGTGGTGAGCTGCAGATCACCGACCTGGGCAAGTTCGGCAGCGTGGAGCGTGCCGCGAAGACCGGCCGCAACCCCAAGACCGGCGAAACCATCCAGATTGCAGCCAAGCGTGCCGCCAAGTTCTCCCCGGCCAAGCGTCTGAAAGAGGCCGCAGCAGGCTAACCCGTGCGAAACCGCCCGCAAGGGCGGTCTGTCTGGCGTGGTGGCCAGGCACTGATGAGCAGCCGAGAGAGAAGGAAACATGAAAACAGCTATAGAACACCCGATTCTATTCAGTGCCTCGATGGTGAGAGCGCTACTTAATGGCAGCAAAACGCAGACGCGGCGAGTGGTGAAGCCGCAGCCAGCACTTGAAACCACCCGCTGGTGCTTTGGCGGTGGGATGTGGATGGCGGAAGGCCCAAGTGATGCAACTGGTGGCATGCGGCAGACACAAGGGTGGAAGGCATGCCCATACGGCCAGCCAGGCGACAAGCTATGGGTGCGGGAAAGCTGGCAGCTTCACAGCACTGCTACCGACTTGGCCACAGTCGTATACGCGGCCAGCTCACGCCAATCATGGACTGAGATGCACAGGCTCTTCCCCGTAGAGCAGGCCAGCGGATTGGTAGCAAAGCCGTTTCAAGAAGGGTGGCGACCATCTATCCACATGCCGCGCTGGGCAAGCCGCATCCTGCTGGAAATCGTCGACGTGAGAGTAGAACGCCTGCAGGACATTAGCGAAGCAGATGCAGCCGCAGAAGGGGCGCCAGTCCATTTCAAGTCGAGCCGAGATAATTTCTGCGCACTCTGGCAGCAGATAAACGGCGATAGCAGTTGGGATGTGAATCCCTGGGTATGGGTTATCGAATTCAAACAAGTGAGGGGTGAGTAATGGATCAGCAAACCGTGAAGAAACTGACGGCAGAGCAAAAGGAAAAGCTCATTGAAGATTTGTCTTTCCCATGGGGCAAGGCCGATCTGATGTGTGATGGTCGGCGGATCACCTTGGAAGTACGCCGTGTGGCAAAAGGAATCAGCTACCGAGTTTGTACTTTCGTTGATGGAGTCTTCGAATACAAGTGGGCACAAGGGTCGAGTGAATATCCTGAACAGAAATTCCTGCGCAAATCTGTTCGGCCACTTGTAAGTCCGGTCAAGCGCAAGGAATTTGAGAAAAAATTCGGTAAGCGGGCAGTGCAAAAAGACAAGTACATCAATGGCTCGGTAACCCTGTATCTGCCGGACTGGTCCAGTGGGAAAGCGGCCATCAATCATCTGTGCAAGGTCTGCGATAGTGTCGAAATTGCTGAGAAGACAGAGGCAAAGACCGCATTTGTAAAGGAGTAGAACCCGGTGTCGAGCCTGCTTAACAGGCTCCGCAACGTGTTTTAACCCTCAATGCAGCCGTGACCGGCCAGCCCCGATCAACTAGCGGGTGCCATCCTCTGATAAGCCGGCATGGCCGGTCACGCGTGCATTGAGTTTGACCAGGAGAAGAACAATGACAGACAGACGCAAGGCGATGATCGCAAAGATCAAGATCGCACAGCAGCAGCTGCAGATGGCTGACGACAGCTACCGCGCCATGCTGGCACGCCTGGCTGATGGCAAAACCAGCAGCACCAAGCTGACCCTGCAGCAGCTGGATGACGTGCTGGCTGAAATGAAGCGCCTGGGCTTTGTGCAAAAGCCCGCGAAAAAACATGGCCGCCGCCCGCAGCCGAAGGACTCCCGTGAGACCCTGATGGCCAAGATTGAGGCACAGCTGAGCACCGCTGGCCGGTCGTGGGAATACGCCCAGGGCATGGCAAAACGCATGTATCGGATCGAAAAACTTGAATGGCTGGACTACGAACAGCTGAATGGGGTGATGGTCGCCCTTGTCTATGACGCACGCCGGAATGGGAGGCCCGCATGAACCGCAGTGACCACGAAATGGCAATGGCCCGTGCTGCACACCTGTTGCCAGAAAATGCCCGCCAGCTCGTTGATATGCTAACGCTGGCCACCACACTGAAACTGGTAGATGCCTATGGTGGCACACACTTCCCGATCCCGAAAACCGCCAGGCAGGAGGGACAATATTTTGCAGCACTGGCTGAAGCGGTAGGCGTTGATGCAGCGACCAAGCTGGTCAAGCGATATGGCAATACCAGGCTATACGTGCCGAAGTGCGCAGCAGCGCTGCGTGCCCTGCGTGATGCCAGTATCCGTGCTGACTATGACATGTCGTGCGGTGAGTTAGGGCATAATGCCACTGTCAATAATGTGTTGGTGCCGAAATACAAACTGTGTGATCGCAGGATTGAAGAAATTTTGGCCAAAGCAGATGACCTGCTACCTGCGACTGCACAGGGCAGTCTGTTCTAGGAGAGTTTCGATGAAAATGGGAAATCTGATAATTGTTAGTGTTGTGCTAGGTGTAGTCACTATCGGTGGGTATATAACCTATAAAGATAGGGCTTTAAAAAAAGAACAGGCTGAAAGTGAACAAATAGCAAAAATTACTCTCGAGAATGATAAAGAGAGCAAAATAGTAGAGTTAAAAGGTGTTCTTTTTTATCTGAATGAATTGGGGGATGGAAATATAAAAGCTCAAAGTGCCGTGAATCTTGCAATAAGTTCGATGCAAGTTGATAGCATTACAAAATCAGAAACGTCGGGATTGCCAAAAGCAATCAATGTAATGCGGGAAGTGAAAAAATTAGTTGAAATCATACCGGATAAAGGGTGTGTTGTACCGCCAAAACAGAGCCTTTTGAATGGAATGTCACTAGCAATTGAAGGGTTTGACTTGGTTGCTTTGTCTCAAGGAGTCGCAGCAAGAGAAAAGTTGACTGAGGCAAACAATAGATTTCGAGAATACAGTGAATTGTACAAGTCTTGCCTAAAGGCAACTACGGATGAACTAAATAGCCTCCATTGATTTAGCTGCCCTGCTACCCATGCAGGGCTTTTTCATTTGTACCGAACCCCTTCCCAATCTGCCCACCTCCTGATTTTCCCTACGATTTGCCTCATGTCCTGCATGAGGAAATATCGTGTCCCGCACCATCAACCTGATTGTCATCCACTGCGCCGCCAGCCCCAACGGCAAGGTACTCGGCTCCGAGTCTAAATCGGCTGCAGCGTCATTGACCAGTGGCACGCCCAGCGCGGTTTTCACCGCCAGCCGGCCGCTATTGCCGCCTATAACCCCGACCTCAAGGCCATCGGCTACCACTTTGTCCTGGACGTCGACGGTACCAAGTCCACCGGACGCGCCCTGGATGAAGTCGGCGCGCATGTAGCTGGCCACAATGCCAACTCCATCGGTATCTGCATGGTGGGCACGGATCAGTACAGCACCGCGCAATGGGGTGCGCTGGCCAGCCTGGTGAAGGCATTGCTGGCCAAGTATCCGGGCGTGCCGGTAGTTGGCCACCGTGATCTGTCCCCGGACCTGAATGGTGATGGCACGGTGGAGCCCAGCGAGTGGACCAAGACTTGCCCCGGCTTCACCGTTGCCGCCTGGCTGGCTGCCGGCATGAAGCCGCAGGCCAAGAACACCCTGGCCAGCTAATGCACCGGCCGCTCATTTACCTGTTGCTGCATGCCCTGGCAGCCCACCATCAGCCACCGTTTCCCTGGCGGATGCTGGTGCATCGGGCTGTACCGGTAGGCCATCGTGGCCCAAGCGGTGTGGCCAAGGCCAGGCGTGCAGCAGCCAAGCGAAGGAACCGCCGCCATGCAACTCGCTGACATCCTCACCAACCCGGTTACCCAGCGTCTGTCGCAGAGCAAGTTCTGCATCGCGGTCGCCCTGGTGGCCACCACCTTTTCCCTGGTGTGGGAGGTGGTTCACGGCCGCGCCACGGAATGGCTGTATGGCCTCTATCTGGCCGCTTGGGTAACCCATGCCCAGGCCAGCAAGCGGGCAGCCATTGCCCGTGATGCCTTGCCCACTCCGGCAGCGGGAGAGACGCCATGAACCTATCCATCCCGCTTATCCCGACCTGGGTAAAGGCCGTCGCCATCGGGGCCAGCCTGGCCTTCATCACCTACCAGGTGCATCAGCACGGCGTCGAATCGGGTGCCGCTGCCCAGTACAAGGCAGATGAAACCATCCGCAGCAATCTGGTTGCTGACTACGAAAAGCAGCTGGGCAAGTTCAAAGACCAGTGGGCCGCTGAGCTGGCCACGGCCCTGCGCGACAAGCAGACCCTGGAGCAGCAGGCCAATCAGGTCGGTGCTGCCCTGCTGGAGACCCGCGCCCAGTTGTCCAGAACTCAGCAGCAACTGAAACAGGAGATTCCCCATGTCGTACAAGCTGATGGCCCTCGCTGGACTGGTATTGGCCCTGCAGGGCTGCGTCTCTATGCCCAAAACCTCGGATACCCCAGCGCCACAGGTGGTCCGGGTCTGCCCGCGACCAGCGCCGGAGATGCTGCAAAAGCCGACCAAGCCGGCAGCGCCGGAGTCGGGCTATCACCCACAGACCTCCTGACGCATTCAGCGGATTACGGCCAATGGTGTCAGAAGCTGGAGCAGCAGCTGGATGCCTTCATCACCCTGCATACGGAGAGTGTGAAATGAAGCAGGAGCTTGATGTCATTAAAGGGATGTCCTCGCTGCAGGCGGCTACCGAGACTGCAAGTCGTCTTGCTTCCGAAGAGGACGCGATCAGTACGCATAGCCAGGGTGACTTGATGGAAGCCCTGGAAATCAAAGGCGCGGAACTGGCCGCCGTCATCGGCCAGATCGCCCGCCTTGGTGGTGATGCTGAATGTGCAAATGAGGCTGCAAAACGGCTGTCCGAAGCACTGTACTGGGCAGACCGGGCGATGGGGGCCTTTGATGGATCCGTTTGATCGTGCCCAGAAGCTGGAGCTGGACGAGCGCGAAGGCCACATTGCTGCACGCCAGGCACTGGTCCCGCATGGTCCGCCAGCCACGCATTGCATTGATTGCGGGGTCGAAATTCCGAAAGAACGTCAGGTCGCGGCACCCGGCCTGCGCTGTACACGTTGTCAGAGCGCCGTTGAGCGCCGAAATGGGGGAAACCGGTGACGGTCACTGTTGATTTTTGGTACCTGGTCGGCCTGCTACTGGGCTTCCTGGGCGTGGTGTTCACCTTTGGCAAGCTGTTGCTGGGCCAGTTTGAGCAGCGTCTGGATCAGCGCTTCAAGGCGATTGACGAGGCGAACAAGGCTACCAGCACCCACTGGGACACCCGCTTTGCCGAGCTGCTGGAACAGAACCGGCGCGAGGCCGATGGCTGGCAGCGCATCGAAAAAGACTTCCTGCGCTTCCAAGCTGCCCTGCCTATGGAATACGTGCGCCGGGATGACTACATCCGCAACCAGACCGTGATCGAAGCCAAGCTGGATGCGGTCGCCCTCAAAATCGAAAACGTCCAATTGAAAGGACTACAGCAATGAATATCGACGAAGCCAAAATCCGCCGCGAAAGCCTGCGCTGGTACCTGGTAATGGCGACCTATAACGCCCGCCCAGCTGAAGTCGTCGAGGACATCCTCCAGCAAACCATGCGCGCCATCATCCCCGATGTATCGCCGCTGGAGGTTCGCCAGCAGCTGGATTATCTGGAAGACCGCGCCATGGTGAAACTGCGCAAGGAGCCATCGGGCCGTTGGTGGGCGGACATCACCCGTTATGGCGTCGACCTGGCCGAGTACACCATCGACTGCCAGCCTGGCATTGCCCGTCCTACGCCTTACTGGGACAAAAAATAAAATGGCCGCACGCAACAGCGTTTCCATGCTGCCGGCCGAGGTACGCGCTTGGCTGGACCAGTCCCTGGTTGATGGCAACTTCAGTGGCTACCAGGCACTGGAGGAGCTGCTGCGCGACAAGGGCTACAGCATCAGTAAATCCGCCATCCACCGCTATGGCCAGAAGATCGAACGCCGCTTCGCTGCGATCCGCGCCAGTACCGAAGCGGCCAAACTGCTGACCCAGGGCGCATCGGATGACACAGACACCCGCTCCGAAGCCTTGCTCGCCCTGGTACAGACCGAGCTGTTTGAATCCATCGTCAACCTGCAGGAAGCCGGTGACGAGGATGTCTCCAATGAAGACCGGATAGCCATTTTGTCCAAGGTGGCCAAGAACATCGCCACCTTGAGCCGGGCCAGCGTGAACCAGAAGAAATTCCGCCTGGAAGAACAGGCCCGCATCGAGCAGAAGGCCCGTGCTGCGCTGCTGGCCGAGCAGGAACAGAAGCTGGAAGAGCTACGTGGCGCGGATGGCATGAGCGAGCAGATGGAAAGCAGCATCCGCCGCATCCTGCTGGGTAAAGAGTGATGACCGAAACCGTACAGCAAGCCCCGTTAAAAGCCCTGGGCAACCCGCGCAAAATTAACCTGGCCGAGGAGCTGGAGCTGGCCGGGGTAGTGGTGCCACAAGAAGTGGCCGAGGCCATCCCGGCCGAGCAGCCGGTTTTTCTGCCTTACCAGCAGCGCTGGTTTGAGGACGAGTCCCAGATCATGATCGCGGAGAAGTCGCGCCGTACTGGTCTGACCTGGGCAGAAGCCGGCCGCAACGTTGTAAAGGCCGCCCGGCCGCGCCGTCGCCAGGGCTGCAATACCTTCTATGTCGGCTCCAAGAAAGAGATGGCGCTGGAGTACATCGCCGCCTGCGCGCTGTTCGCCAAGGCCTTCAATGAGCTGGCCCGCGCCGACGTGTACGAGCAGACCTTCTGGGACGAAGGCAAGCAGGAGGAAATCCTCTCCTACATGATCCGCTTCCCCAAGTCGGGTTTCAAAATTCAGGCACTGTCCAGCCGTCCGTCCAACCTGCGCGGCCTCCAGGGTGACGTGGTGATTGATGAAGCGGCATTCCATGAATCCCTCGAGGAGCTACTCAAGGCCGCGCTGGCGCTGACTATGTGGGGCAACAAGGTGAGGCTGATCAGTACCCATAACGGGGTCGAAAACCTGTTCAATGAGCTGATCCTGGAAGCCCGTGCCGGCAAGCGTGACTACAGCATCCACCGCATCACGCTGGACGACGCCATTGCCGATGGCCTGTACCAGCGGATCTGCTACGTCACCAACAAAGAATGGTCAGCAGAGGCCGAGGCGAAGTGGCGGGCCGATCTGTACAAGAACGCCCCGAACCCCGAGTCGGCCGACGAAGAGTACGGCTGCGTCCCCAAGAACAGTGGCGGCAACTGGCTCAGCAGCATGTTGATTGAAAAGCGAATGTCCGCCGACACCCCGGTGCTGCGCTATGAGTGCCCGGCAGGCTTTGAACTGGAGCCGGACCATGTCCGTGCCAGCCACTGCCAGGACTGGATTGATACGGTGCTGCAGCCGCAGCTGGACAAGCTGCCCAAGGGTGTCCGCAGCTTTGACGGTGAGGACTTTGCCCGCAGTGGTGACCTGTCGGTCCATGTCCCCTTGATTGAGATGCAGAACCTGGTCAAGCGCGTGCCCTTCATCCTGGAAATGCGCAATGTGCCTTTTCGTCAGCAAGAGCAAATCACCTTTCACCTGCTGGATAACCTGCCTGGCTTTGCCGGTGGCGCATTCGATGCACGGGGTAATGGCCAGTATCTGGCCGAGGTGGCGATGCAGCGCTACGGGGCGGATCGCATCCACCAGGTGATGCTGTCGGAGAGCTGGTACCGCGAACACATGCCCCCGGTTAAGGCCGCCCTGGAAGACGGTGACCTGGACGGGCTGCCGAAGGACAAAGATGTGCTGGCCGACATGCGCGCCGTGCAGATCATCAAGGGGGTACCGCGTATCCCTGAAACCCGCACGACAGGTGAAGACAAGGGCAAGCGCCACGGTGACGTGGCAGTTGGAGTAGCCCTGGCCGTGTATGCGTCCCGTGTGATTGATGCTGCGCCGCTGGCCACCAGGGGCTACAAGTCCATCCCTCGCGGGAGCATGGCCATGTCAGCCCGGTTCGGGCGCGGCACCTGGTAACGAAACGGAGTGCAAAACATGCCGCAAATTGTCGATCACAACGGCCAGCCGATTAACACCGGCCTGCTTAAAACCACCATCGCCACCCCGACCACCACCGGGGTGCGTCAGATCATTGCCTCGGCCAGCCACGGGCTGGACCCGGAGCTGCTGGGCAACATGCTGCGCCAGGCAGTGAATGGGGATGCCAGCGCCTACCTGCGCCTGGCCGAGGACATGGAAGAGAAGTACCTGCATTACGGCTCGGAGCTGTCGACCCGCAAACGCGCCCTGGTTGGCCTGGAGCTGTATGTGGAGCCGGCCGGCGACGATGCTGTCAGCCAGCGGGCGGCCGAGCTGGTGGAGCAGGCCCTGGCCCCAATTAAGGAAAACCTGTTCGACATCCTGGACGCGATTGGCAAGGGTTTCAGCGTCCATGAGATCGACTGGGAAACCAGCGCCAAGCAGTGGATGCCGGTTGGCTTGTCCTACCTGCAGCCCTACTGGTTACAGATCCGGTGCGAGGAGCCGGAAACGCTCTACCTGCGCTCGGACAGCAATATCTACGGTGAGGCGCTGGCCCCGTACAAATTCATCACCCACAAAGTCAAAGCCAAGTCAGGCGTACTGATCCGGGGCGGCCTGGCGCGCATGGCCTGCTGGGCTTTCCTGTTCAGCAACTACGCCATCAAGGACTGGGTCACGTTCGCAGAGGCCTATGGCCAGCCGCTGCGGGTGGGCAAGTACGATGTGTCGGCCACGCCGCAGGACATTGAAACCCTGCTGATGGCCCTGCGCAGCCTGGGCACCGATGCGGCGGCCGCCATTCCCAAGAACATGGAGATCGACTTTGTCGACGCCGGCAACAAGACAGCCTCGGTCGATATCTATGCCCGGCTGACGGAGTACTTCGATAAGCAGACCAGCAAGATCGTGCTGGGCCAGACTTTGTCGACCAATACCGGTGGCGCGGATGGCGGTGGGGCTTATGCCCTGGGCAAGGTTCACAACGAGGTGCGGGAAGACATCCTGGAGGCTGATGTCCAGCAGCTGGAAGCCACCCTCAGCCGTGACTACGTCAAGCCGGTGGTGGACCTCAATCTGGGCGTGCAGTCGGCTTATCCCACCATCAAGCTGCGGATCAACAAACCGGAAGACCTGACTGCGCTGGCCGGGGTCGTCGACACCCTGGTGCGCGCTGGTCTGCCAGTCAGCCAGGAATCGACCTATGCCCGTTTTGGACTGGAACGCCCCAAACAGGGCGAGGCGATACTGGTGCCGGTAGATGCCCCGGTCCAGCAGGCGATGAACCGCTATCGTGCAATGAATGCCCTGCAGCCAGTCCAGACTGACCCAATGGCACCGCTCCTGGAACAGCTAACCAGCCAGACGGCCGACCCGATGGACACCATGCTGCGGGTGATTCGCCAGGCCCTGGCAGATGCCCCAGATCTGGAGTCCTTCCAGGCGTGGCTGACTGGTGCCTTTGGTGACCTGCCAACCACGGAGCTGCAACGGGTGATGAATACCGCCTTCAGCCTGGCTGAGCTGTCCGGCCGCTACGAGGTGAGCAATGGCCGATAGCGCGGCTCCGCTGAGTGCGGTCTTCAAGCAGCCCTGGCAGACCCAGCTGGACTATTTCCAGCAGAAGCTGAACCTGCCTACGGAGCAGTGGACCGACATCATGAAGGCGCAGCATGACCGCTCCTTTGTGGTGGCCGGGGCCATGGCCAGCGACTTGCTGGAGGATCTGCGCCAGGCAGTGGGCAAAGCCATTGAAGGCGGCAGCACGCTAGCCGACTTCCGGCGCGACTTTGACCAGATCGTGGCCACGCATGGCTGGGACTTCAAGGGCGGCCGCAACTGGCGCACCCGCGTCATCTACCAGACCAACCTGCAGACCAGTTATGCGGCTGGTCGCTACCAGCAGCTGACCGACCCGGACATGCTCAAGGTGCGGCCGTACTGGCGCTATGTGCATTCCGACTCGGTCCTGCGCCCACGTCCGCAGCACCAGGCGTGGAATGGGCTGATCTTGCGCGCCGATGATCCCTGGTGGAACGTTCATTACCCACCCAATGGCTGGGGCTGCCAGTGCACCGTGCATGCTGTATCGCAGCAGGAGCTGCGTGACAAGTACGGTAAGGACGGCCCGGATAATGCACCGGTCATTCAGACGCGCCGGGTTGAGCAGGACGATGGCAGCGTGGTCTATGTGCCCGACGGCATCGACTTCGGCTGGGACTATGCCCCTGGCCAAGCCTATGTCGGCAAGCTGCTCCTGGACAAGGCCGCGACCACCTCGGCCCGGATCGGTGCCGATGCCATCCAGTCCGCCGTGAACAACATCGACGCCCTGGACAAGGTCATCCAGGAGCGCTGGCAGCCGCTAGTGCAGCAGATCTACCCGGACCCGGCCAGCTACCGACCGACAAAGCAACGCTTCCACATTGGTGCGCTCTCGCCGCAACTTGTCGACAAGATAGAACAGGCCACGGGTGAGCCGCTGGCCACGGCGGTGGTGTCGGTCGACGATGCAGAGGTCAAGCATGCGCTGCGCGATACCGGGGCAAAAGCGGACAAGCGGATTGCCCTGGACGATGCCATGCAGACTGTCGTCGGCATGTGGGAGCCGGAGCGCGTTTATCAGCAGATTGATCATGGCAAAGAGGAGCCTGTTTATCTGGCGGTCTGGCAAGCCGCAGATGGCAGCCGGCATGTTAAAGCAGCGATTAACGTGAACTACCGGACCAAGGACAAGGATGTATCAGGGAAGCGCTATACCTTGCAGACAAACACGTTGCTGACCCTGGGCTATGTGGACCTGCGGGATTTGGATAATCCGCAGCTTTACAAGCGGATTCTATAGAAGGGGGGGAACCGTGCCGGCAGGGACGCCACCCCCCTGCGTGTGCACGCCCCGTCCGCTGGGAGAGGCCAACGGGGGTTGCAATACGTACAGCGCTATTTCACGTATTCCAGCACGGTATATTCATTATGAGTGACAACAGCTTTGAAATCCAAGTCATCAACGACAGTGTCGGCCAGGCACTGCGCGAACTGTTGGCCCAAGCCCACAACCTGCGGCCGGCCCTGCTGGACTTTGCCGAGTGGGCCAAAGCCGAGACGGACCAGCGCTTTGCCGACCAGGCGGACTGGCATGGTCAGCCATGGGCACCCAATGCCGAGCTGACGCTGGCCAACTATCTTCGCAACCATGGCGGCAGCAAGAACTTCAAAAAGGACGGCAAGCTGAGCGCGGCAGGCACCAGGCGGCTGGCCGCCAAACGTATCCTGCAAGTGGACGGTACGCTGCGCCGGGCTGCATTCAGCTACGACGCGACCAGCGACAGTCTGCGTTTTGGTCCATGGGGCAATGGCCTGGACGCCTATGCCGCCATCCAGAACTTTGGTGGCCAGGCGGGCCGGGGACTCAAAGTCACCATTCCCATGCGCCAGTACTTGCCGGTCGATGTCGACGGCACGCTGGCCGATCCTGCAGAAGCCAAGTTGCTGGACATGCTGGCCACCCATTTCCAGCAAACCTGACTTTCCCCATAAACCGCCCTTGGCGCATGCGCAGTGCAGGCAGACCACCAAGGGCTGGTTGCAAGGGGGTAAAACGCCGTCCACCCCCGTTAACGCGTGTTAATTCCTAACTCAGACAGCCTGCCGCCCGCTGCATCCGGTCAATCTGCGCATTTACCGAACCCCTTCCCCCGTTTTTGCCCTCACCAGGCTGCGCACAATGCAGCCCATGAAGCTCATTCCCGAAGACCTTATCCGCGCACTTAACAGCCTGCAGCCTGATGGCATGCAGCGGGCGAGCTGCGCCATTGCGCTCTCCATCGCCCTGTCGCTGGGGCCAAATGGTGAGCCGCCAGAGTGGTGCCCGGTCCTTCCGGCCGGCACGTTCATGGGACGCGATGGCCGTGGACCGTGGCATACCGACACCGCCGCCGTGCTAACCGACTTTGCAGCAAACCAGGCGAAGGGGATTGATCCGGTGGTCGACTACGACCACCTCAGCATGGTGTGCCTGCAGACCGGCCAGAAAGCAGAGGCTGCGGGCTGGATCAAGCAGCTGGAAATCCGGGATGGAGAGACCTGGGCGCGCATTGAATGGAATGCCGACGCTATCCAGGTGATCACGGCCAAGAAATGGCGCTACCTGTCACCCGTTTTCGATTTTGATGCCAGCGGCCGCGTGGTCCGCCTGGTCGCCGTGGGGCTAACCAACCAACCCAACCTGCTTTTACGTGCCCTCAACTCACAGGAGAACCGCATGGACCCGATTGACCAGCTGCTGCAGGAGCTTGGTATCAGCATCAGCGATGCCATGGATGCAGCCGGCAAACTGTCTGCCGCCTTGAATGCCATCAAGACGCTGAAGGACATCAGCAATTCGACCCAGACCGCCATGAACAGTCTGCGCCAGGTTACCGGTGCCGCTGCCGATGCCGACCTGAAGGCAGTAACCAACAGCATCATGACCGGCTTTGTACCTAAAGCCGAATACGAGCGCGTGGCCAATAGCTTGCAGCAGCTGCAGGCCGGTACCGCTGCTGCCGAAGTCGACAAGGCGCTGGATGAAGCCATTGCTGCCGGCAAGATCACGCCGGCCAGTCGCAACTTCTACCAGGCAATGTGCAGTACCGACATGAAGGCCTTCCAGGACTTCGTGAAATCCGCCCCGGTTGTGGTGCAGGCCGGTACCGAAACAACCACGCGCGCCGCCAATAGCAAGCATGACAATCAGCAGGCTGGCGACAACCCGCTGATTGCCAACGCCAAGGCCCGCGCCGGCACCAAGTAACCCAATACGGCCCTTGGCCAGAAAAGGACAGTCATGTACTCCCTGACGATCAATCAGACCCTGCCGCCCCAGATCCCGCTGGTGGGTGAGCCGGATGAATGCTGCGAAACCCTGTTTGTCGGCCCGGCCGCATTGCCTGCCGGCACCATTCTGGGCGTGGTCACGCTGGACGATGAGCTGGCCGTGCCCTGGCATGTCGGTGACGACCCGCTGGCTTTCGTGCTGGGCGTGACCCGCCACGCGCTGCCGGCAGCCGATGCCGGTGTCACCTCCCGCGAGGTGGGTACCGTGGCCGGCGATTGCCTGGTGGCGCTGGATACGCTGCCGGAGCTGCAAGCGGCACAAGCATCCGCCCCGGCCAAATACCGCCACGTTTATCGCCAGCTGTCGGCCCGTGGCATCCGCATCACCGAGCGTGCCGGCGACTAAGCATCACCAGCCGCCACCACCTCAAGCAAAGGAAACTGAGCCATGCCTCAATCTATCGCTGATCTGTTGAAAGACCCCGCCTTCGGTGTCGCCAGCCTGACCGAGTCGATCAAGCTGCTGCCGAACACCTACTCTAAAGTTGGCCAGTCCGGCATCTTTGTACGCAAGGGCGTAAATTCCCGCACCATCGCGCTGGAGTATGCCGGTGGCCGACTTCACCTGCTGTCCAACCAGGACGTGGGTAGTCCGGGCCAGCGCACCAAGCGTGACAAGAAGAACGTGCGCTTCTTCGGGGTGCCGCACATCCCGCACGACGACACCATTCTGGCAGCCGAGCTGATTGGCTCCCGCGCCTTTGGCAGCAACGACACCCTGACGGTGGCCGACGTCGCCAATGTGGTGAACAACCATCTGCAGGACATGAAGGTCCGCCACGATCTGACCCAGGAATGGATGATGCTGGGTGCGCTGAAAGGCATCATTCTGGATGGTGACGGTGACGTGATGTACGACCTGTACAAGGAATTCGGCATCCAGAAAGCGGTGATCGAATTCAAGCTGTCTGATCCGAAGTTCAATGTGAAAAAAGCCTGCATGGATGTATGCCGTCACGTTGAAAAGAACCTGCTGGGTGATGTTTCTTCCGGTGTCGGTGCTTACGTCGATGCAGACTTCATGGATGCACTGACCACCCACCCGAACGTGGAAAAGGCATTCCAGGGCTGGATGGCCGCCCAGGAGAACATTGGTGGCGACGTGCGCGCCGGCTTCAAGTTCGGTGGTGTGACTTTTGCGGAATACACCGGTGAAGTGCCAAAGGCTGATGGCAAGAGTACCGTATCGCTGATCAGTGCAGGCACCGGCCACGCTTATCCGCAGGGTACCCGTCAGACCTTCCTGATGTACGACGCGCCGGGTGACTTCATGGAAGCCGTCGGCACCCTGGGCCAGCCGTACTACGCCAAGATCAAGAACACCGATTTTGACCGTGGTGTGGATGTGCATACCCAGTCCAATCCGCTGCCGCTGTGCGCCCGTCCGGGTGTCCTGGTGGAATTGAAACTGCTCTGATGACGCCGTAAGGCGATAGAGAGACAGCGACCGGGTGGGTGCGTCAACACCCGCCCGGACAGCTGACCGCAGATATGAGCTGCAGGCCAACCAGCTATCGCTCTATCAAAATAGCTGCTTGACGTATTGGAGTGCAGGTTCGCCAGATTCGCTATCTATGCAAGATGTCGGATTATTTGAAATGGCTTTGCTGGCAAGCTTGTTGGAGTGGTCATTGGAGGTAGAGATGATAGCCTCAACATACAGGTGGGGAACACCGTTACGTTTAAACCCATTAGCAAGCTCATCAAAGACTTTTTGTACGACTTCCTTGCCAAGACCTTTGGATCGATACTTGGGATCTACTGCATACCCCATATTGAAGCATGGAAATCCATTAATCGGGTCGGCGAGGATGAAGTTGGCCAGCGCAGTTACAGCATTTTTTTCAGCTAGTGCATAAGTGAATCGAGGCTCATCGTTAGGATGGTCAAGTAGTACAAGTAGATCTTGATGAATTTCTCCCTTTTGAGGGGCGATGAAACCGCCAGCAAAGGCGCTCTGAAAGGACTCTAGAGCATTCATGGGATCAGTCATTTGATTCTTCATATGAGATTTCCGAGGCGTTTTGTTAAATCTACATATCATAATCCTGCCAGCCGATTGAATGAAGTAAGACTGGGGGGATGAAAAGCCAGTCAAGGTATCATGTACGGGAAACAAGACTGAGGAGTCGTAATGCAAACTATCCCGGACATGATGTCCCTGGACATTGAGACCCTGCACCAGAAAGCACCTGGTGCGGCGGTGTTGACTATCGGTGCCGCCCTGTTTGTCGGTGGTGAGGAGCTGCCTGAAAAGCGCCTATCCCTGATTATCGATGTCAACGACGCCATGCAATATGGCCTGTCAGATGTCGACACCATGCTGTGGCACATCAGCCAGGGAGTAGACCACCTACGCGCTCTTGGCCTGCTCCATGATCAGACCGTTGTTAAAACCGAAGAGGCCCTGCTGCAGCTGGCTAACTGGATAGAGGCCTGCCAGGCTGCCTATCCTGATGCGCAGCTGATCACCCGTGACCATGACTTTGACTTGGCTATCCTGGCGGACAAGTACGAAAAGCTGGGCATTCTCATTCCCTGGAAGTATTGGGCAGCAAAGAGCCATCGCACCCGCGAGGATGATTTGCGCTGGATGCAGAAATTACTGGGCCTCGAGGTCAGTCTGCCTTATACCAAGTTCACCAAGGTGTCACACAATGCACTGCAAGATGCAGTCAGCCAGGGCGAATACCTGTGCATGCTATACAAGTCGGTAATTGAGGCCGCCACCAGTACCAAATAGCCACTTGGGGGCATCATGGAATTTCATCCCGTCATTGAGCAATTCCGTGCCCAGGCCGAAATCCTGGAAGCCACCCAAAGTACCAAGTCTATCGATGAGGCAACTATTCAGCTGGCGATCTGGATGGATCTGAATGCAGACCGCTTGTCAGTAGATGACATGGCGCTCCTGACTACAGTCGGTGGCATTCTGTTCCGGGAGGGGCTCAACCGCCGCTTCCGGGAACAGTTTGGCAATCCCGAGGAATAGCAGTCTACCGAACCCTTTCCTGCCTTTTTTGCACTCCCCATGCCCGCACAATGCGGGCATGACTACTTCTACCCCCTACATCACCCAGCAAGGCCTGGAAGACCGCTTCGGGCGGGAATTCCTGCTGCGTGTCACCGACCCGACCAATACCGGTGAAGTTGACCAGGGCAAGCTATCCCGCGCCATCGGGGACGCCACCGAGCTGGTCAATTCCTACCTGGGCAAGCGCTACACCCTGCCAGTGTCGTTTGTACCTGGTGCACTGGAGCGTGTGGCCGCTGACCTGGTGCGCTACTTCCTCTATGCCGACAAGGCGGGTGAAGAAGTTACTACGCGCTACTACGACGGTCTGAAGTGGCTCAAGGACGTGGCCAATGGTGTGGTGTCGCTGGGCTTGCCGGTCCCGGAAACCCCAGCCAGCTCTACTGGCAAGGTGGTCATGTCCGGCCCGCGCCGCAAGTTCACCCGCCGCAGTATGAGGGACTACTGATGCGTCTCGACCGACCCGACCACCTCGCCCTGGGCAAACACATCGTCGTACAGCTAAAGGCCGAGATCAGTGACGTCCGCCAGATCGTGCAGCGTGGCGAGTTGACCGATGTGACCAGCGGTGAGCAAGTCTCGCCGTCGTTGTACGTGATCTACGTGCGTGATGTCCTGCCGGGTGATGGTCAGTCGCAGGAGGCCCAGAACCACATCCTGCAGCAATGGATGGTTGTGGCCGCTCTCCAGGGTAGTGCCGACCAGATGCTGGCCAAGGCCGGGGAGCTGCTGGCCAAGGTGCGTGCCGCTCTGTTGGGCTGGACCCCGGATGTCGGGCTGTATGACCCGCTGCAGGCCTCCACACCACCGGCAGCCCTCTACATAAGCGACTGGGGCTATTTTCCGCTGCTGTTTACCGCTGATTTCTACGCCTGACCGAAAGGAATTCCATGGCTGGCCCAACCCAGAAGGAGCGTGTCGAGCTGCTCCATGAACACAAGAACGCCGGTACGACTTACCCAGCCGGCGAAGAACTGGACGTATCACCCAGCACGGCTGCCTGGCTGTACCGCAACAACATTGCCAAGCCGGCAACGGCAAAGCAGTCCATTTCCACTCTCTCGGAGCCTGAAGCATGAGCTACGCACCCGTCATCCTGACCCCTGAAAAACACTCTTACTCGGTCTCCGGCCAGATCCTGATGGCTGAGTATGGTGTCCCAAAGTACACCCCGTTTGCCATGGTCGAAACCGCCGACCTGACCATTGAGCAGGAAACCCAGGAGCTGCCGGACTCCTACACCGGCCAGGGCAACTACGACAAGTTGTATTCGGTGAAGTCGGTATCCCTGGATTTGAAGGTGACCACCTTCCAGCCGGAAATCATTGCTGAAATGACCATGGGCGTGGCTAACAAACGTGCTGAGTTGGCGATTACGGACGAAGTCCAGACCGCTTACCAGGGCGCGTTGGTACCGCTGGAAAATATCGGTGCCGGTGATTTTGTTGTCGCCCCCAATGCGGGTGGCCAGCCGTATATCGCGGGCAAGGACTACTTCCCGACTGCTGCCGGCATCATCCCGTTGGCCGGTGGCGGTATCGCGGACGGCACCAAGATCAAAGTCAGCTATAAGGCACTGCAGGCCAATGTTGTCGAATGGCTGGCCGGCTCCCAGAAAGAGCGCAGCCTGATCTTCCATGGTGTTAACAAGGCCAGCCGCAAGCAGGTGGTGATGGAAGTGTTCCGGGGTAAGTTCGGTTTTGCCGACAAGTACTCCATCCTGGGCAAGGATTTCCGCAGTGCCGGCCTGAAGTTTGAGGTACTGGCAGACCCGCTGCAGACCGGTGACGGCCTGTCGCAGTGGGTACGCGAAACCCTGCTCAGCTAAACCACTACCTCACCGATGGGCGCAGCCTGGCTGCGCCCTGGAGCTTGTCATGCGTATCGAAAAACCCACCCCTATCGGTGACCACGTCATCACCATCCGCGAACTGACTGTCGCAGATATTCGTGCCTTGCTGGTTGAGTCCATGCAGCAGCATGGCGATGTCGGACTGATCCCGGCGCAGGCTGATCTGGTGCTGAATGCCACCCTGTTGCCGGATCTGCGCCTGGACGAGCTGCGCGCCATGGCACCGATGGAGCCTGAGCTGCTGGATAGCTTGGCCGACTCTGAACTGCAGGTGCTGCGCGACAAGTGCCGGGAGTTGAACCCGCTTTTTTTCGGCATGAAGGCGCGGCTGGAACAGGCGCAGGCCAAGGCGGAGATGATCGCCCTGGCCCAGCTGAACAGCTAAGCCAACTGGAAACCAATCTGGGCCGGCTGATTGAAGCGGGCCACCCCAATGCAGCGCAATACCCGCTGCGCTTCTTTGCTGCCGTCATTGATGATCTGAATAGCCGAAACGCCACATGAAAACCCTGGAATACCTGATCAAGGCCAACAGCTCCGACTTTGTCACTGCGGTGACCAAGGCAGAAACCATCTATGGCCAGGCACTCAAGGGCATGGCGGACAAGGCCAAACAGATCAGCCTGTTCAAGCAGGCCAAGGACGAGGCTGACAGCACCGGTACTGCCCTGGTCAAGCTGAAGACCACGGCTGAGCAGGTGCGCAAGGCGCTGGGTGACAGTGGCGGAACCTTGCAGCAAAACCAGCAGTTGGCCCAGACCGAAGCAGCCATCAACAAGACCGAGGCTGCGATGCGCGGCCAGGTGACTGCTGTAGTCTCTATGCGCCAGGCACTTGCTGCGGCCGGTGTCGACACCCGCAATCTGGCTGCCGAGCAGGACAAGATGGCCAGCGCGATTGCCAGAGCCAGTGGCAATGTGAATGGCCAGCGCCGACTGGACGGTGCCCGTGACGTCCTGGGCATCCGCTCCCAGACCGATATCCAGCGTGAAATCCAGCAGGTGTCGGCTGCATTCTCGCGGCTGAGCCAGAACCCGGCCATCAGCATGGCCGAGCTGTCCAGGGCGGCCACGGCTACCAAGGCCCGGATTGCTGAATTGCGCACCGAGCTGCAGGGCACGATGCCGGCCAGCAGCTTCCTGATGACCGGTGCCGGCAAGCTGGTGGCTATGGCCAGTGCGGTGGTGTCGCTCAATGCTGCACTGGCGCTGACCCGCAGCATCCTGTCCACGGCTGGCCAGTTTGAAACCCTGCGCACCCAGTTAAACGCCGTTGAAAAGTCGGCCACCAAGGGTGGTGACGCCTTCGCTTACATCAAGCAGCAGGCAGTCAATACCCCGTTCCAGGTCACCAACCTGACCCAGACCTATATCCGGCTGCGCAATTACGGGCTGGACCCTACGGCCGGCAGCATGCAGGCCATCATCGACCAGGCTGCCAAGCTGGGCGCGTCCCAGGAAATGCTGGAGCGCATCACCCTGGCACTCGGCCAGGCCTGGACCAAGCAGAAGCTGCAAGGCGAAGAGATCATGCAGCTCAACGAGGCCGGTGTCCCGGTGTGGGATCTGCTGTCCAAGGCCATGAACAAGTCGGCCGCCGAGCTGATGAAGATGTCCGAAAACGGCCAGCTGGGCCGGGAGGCCATCACCGCCTTGATGCAGGCCATGGAGAACGATGCGGCCGGTGCAGCGGCATCTCAGATGCAGACCTGGAATGGCGTGGTATCCAATGCCACCGACCTGTGGCAGGAGTTCCTGGACAGTATTGGCCAGGCCGGGCTGCTGCAGTTTGCCAAGGACAGCATCAACCAGCTGACGGCTGCGCTGCAGAAGATGAAGGAAACCGGCGAGCTGTCCCGGATCGCCCACGACATCGCAGACGCGCTGCAGGCCTTGGGCAAGATCGCCATCGGTACGGCCAAATTCATCACCACCCATCACGATGCCATTCTGGCGGTGGCCACTGTCTATGGAGCGTTGGCCGCCAAGAAGCTGTTTGCTGGCCTTGCCACCGATCTGGTGACGTTTGGTACTGCTGCCAGCAAGGCAGCGACTGCATTGAAGGAGTTAAAAGAGGCCCAAACCGTGGGCGATATCGTTAACACGGTGGTCGGCAAAGGTGGTGTTAAAAAAGCAGCCGCGTCAGCTTCTACCGTGACAAAGGTAGCCGGAGGTGTGTTGGAAGGGGCCTCCTATGCGCAAGGTGTCGGTATGGCAGAAACCTACCGCCTGGCGAAGACAGTGCCCGCAGCAACCTCGGGCGGTGCAGCTGAGGGGGCAAAGGTCGCTGAGTCGGTAGCACTCCAATCCGGTAAGGCTTGGACAGCTGCTGCGAATGTTGCCAAAAAAGCCTGGTCGGGCGTTACCGCCGAAGTCGCCTTTACTTCTACGTCCTCGCTGGCAGGTGTTTCTGCCTTGATTGCCCGCTTCACGGTATGGGGGACGGTGGCCTATGCCGCATACAAGGCACTTGAACCCATCATCAGCAACACCATTGATCTGCACCAGATGGAGGCGGATGCCCTGGAGCAGAAGCGGCAGAAGCTGGAGGAAATTAACCGACTAATCCGTGAGGGCGCGAAACAAGAGGGTGGCGCTGGCACCGGATCTGTAACGCGGGTCTACTCAGAAAGCGAACTGCAAGGCTCAACTAAAAAGCAACTGGACGAGTATCGCCAGAACCTGGAGCGCGCCCACAAGATACAGATGGACCAGGCCAATATGCGGGCGCAGGAGGTAACCCGGGCTGGGGGTGTGTCTGACCAAGATGCGCAGTACCAGCAGTCGCTGGCTGAGTCGATCAAGTATGCAAAGGCACTCAAGGATCTGGATGCCTACGAGGCCAAGCGCATCAAGATCGCCAGCGATGCAGCGAACACCCTCAAGGCGGTCAAGAATGGTGAACTTGAAAACCTTGCAGCCGATCTGGCCAAGGAGCAGAAGCTATACGACAAGGCCAACGAGCAGCTGCAAGCGGCGGTTGCGGATCGCAAGAAGCACCAGGACGCATGGGCCAACAATAAAGCGGTCGACCCTGCAGCCAAGGCCGCAGAGCCGCAGGGTGTCACTGACTACTACGAAAGCCTGCGCAAGGCCAATGAGCTGGCTCGCAAGGCCGCGACCAGCCAGCAGACAGCCGGAAATACCGGACTGGATAGCGATTTCCAGAAAGCCGCCCGCGATGCCTCTGCCGCTGAAACGGCATTCAGCCGGGTGATGGAGGTGATCAACCAGCTGCGCACAAACGGCAAGATCACCGAGGGCGAATTCAACTTCATGAATGACCAGGCAGGCCGTGCCCAGGACAGCGCCGATGCCGGCATGGAGAAGACCGCCAAATCCACCCTGCAGAAAGCCATGGAGCAGATTGAGTCGATCAAGGCTGCCGTGGCCAGTGTGCAAAAAATGGAGATCCCGCTAGGACTGGATGGGAAACCGGCTGTTACCGACCTGGAAAGCATTCAGAACATGCTCCAGCAGGCGGCAGCGAAGCATCCGGTCCAGATCGCCACTACGCTGGTCGGACCCGCTGCAAAGTACCTGCAGGATGCCCGTAAGGAAATCAACCTGGCTGACCGCCCCTTGTCTGAAATCCAGTCCAATGCCGAAGGTGGTGCCATTTCTGGCCCCGGTACCGGCACCTCGGACAGCATCCTCAGCTGGCTGAGCAATGGGGAATTCGTGGTCAAGGCTGCAGCCACCAGCTACTACGGCCCCGGCCTGCTGCAGGCCATCAACCAGATGCGCCTGCCACGCTTTGCTGTCGGTGGCGCTGTTGGCCAGTTACCGGCAGTGAGCCGCGCCATGGCGGGCATTCCTACCATGCAGGCAGCTGCGGCCGCCAGCCCGGCCAGCCAGAAGACCCCGCTCAATATCTACCTGCCAGGCCAGGCAGACCCGGTGCCGCTCTATGGCGATGACGATGCCGTCCAGCAACTAGTGAAGGCCGCCACCCTGATGAACCTGAAACAAGGCTGAACATGGCAAACGTCCACGAATACGCACTGACCCTCGGCATTGATGGCACGTTAATTCCCGTCAAAGCCGTCGTGAAATTAACGCAGACCTATGAACGTGCCGGTGGGCGCAATCTGCTGCGCATGCGCTCCGGTCGGGGCGTGATGCAGTCCCGCTGGGAGAAGATCCGTTCCGATATCGCCGCCACCGGCTGGATGCCGGCACCACTGGCTGCACTGGATCAAACCATCCCCCACATTCTGGACTGCGCCGCGCCCAGGGCGGTGCCAATTGGCACGGTAGTCAGCGAACGCCCGGACATCCCAGGCGTAGTCCGCAATGGCATGTATTACTACTGGCCGCGCCTGACCGGCTTTATCACGATTACCGAGAACACCGATATCCGCTCCGCGAGCTGGGGCTGGAATCTGCATTTTGAGGAGCAATAATGGCAGTCCCCAATAGTTTCTATTCTCCCCGTGTTGCTCCGAATCCAGGTCAGGCTGTTTATCTGGATGGCTGGGAAACCACGCTGACTGCAGAATGGAGCGGAACGGGAACACCCCAACTGGAGAACTGGATCAATCTGGATACCATCCTGCTCCAGTTTCCCAATTCTTATGCGAATCTTGTATTTGAATGGGCAGTTGATGGTGTGACCTATCGCCAACCTGGCGTTGCTTATGCAATGGAGGGAAATGTTTATGCCGAGAAGGTTGGCATCGGGATGGCAACCAATGCGGTGTCTTTTGATGATGCCAGCAAACCCATTCCCAACGGAGCCAGGGTTTATCTTCCCCTCATGGCGGAAGATATTCAGTTCCTGGTTAACTTCTCTCCGGTATTGCTGCCTTATACGGTGCAGGATAACGCATGGGTTTCTGCAACCACCCACTATTTCCAAAAGCCGTATGGCCCGGATGGAAGGAGATATGTTTTCCCCAATATTGTGGATGGGGATAAGGGCCTGGTATTGCTATGCGCGTTTACCAGCCGTGGCTATGTCGTTATCCAGGAGCAAAAGCTGACTGGTGAGCTGAACTGGTTTGATATGCCAGCCATCACCAATAACAATGGCGGCACGCTATCATGATGTTCGGTTTATCTCAGTTCGGCCTGACGCCCATTGGCTTGGCCGACTCGACAGCAAGGGGACCGGCCGGACAAGCCGTCTCCTTGCCGCTGGTGATTACCGTTGCGCATGCCCAGTCTCTGCCCGCAGAGGCATGGGATGTCAGGGTGACGCTGGGTGGTGTGGATGTCTCTGACCGCATTGCCGGGGAAGTCACTATCGAAGCCGAGGAAGACTCGGCCCGTATCGCCACGGTCAGGCTGCTCCTGGTCGCTGGCGAGTCGTTTGCCAGCCTGTCTGGCGCAGTCCTGCTCATTGATGTGCAGCACACCCGCCTGAGTGCCTGGGTACGGCGGTTTACCGGGCGTGTTGCATTGCCAGAGATTGACGCTGAAACCGGCATTGCCACCCTGCATGGTACGGATGGCCGGCGCGACTCGCTGGCCCTGGCCACGCGCACCGAGCTGGATGCCTTGCTCGGTGGCTTCTGGTCGCCCCATGTGTTTGCCCGCTATGCAGACAGCCTGCAGTACGCCCAGGATCGGCTGTCCACACTGCCCGCCGCCTATGATCTTGATGTGTATGGTGCCCCCCGGCTGACGCCGTGGGCCGGTCTGGCTTCCCGGCTGACGTTGACGGACGACGATCTGGCAGACGGATCGCTTGCGATCCAGCCGGCTGCCCGTCAGTCCGTGGTCAACCTGGTCACCAATGACAATATTGGCGTCCAGCCGGTCAGTACCACCCCGATTTGCCATCTTGCTGACAATAAAACCCTGACCACCAATCCCCAGCCAACCCTGACCGGTATCGCCGTGCCTGGCATGAATATCCGGGTGGACATTGCTGGCCAGGTGCTGACGACCGTGGCGGGAAGCACCGGCTCCTGGTCCGTCACGACCAAGCTGCTGGCCGACGGCCGCTACACCCCCAAGGTCACACTCAGTGCCGGCGCAGCCTCCTGCATCATGTGGGGCACGCCATTCCAGGTGGCCAGAGACGGCAAAGGCAGCGCGGTGACCAGCGAGTCGGCTATGGAGCAGGTTGTGGATTGCAGCCTGCAGTATCGCTACCCGCGACTGCATGAGTACCGCCGCGTCATCAACTGGAGCATGGGCCTGTCCTATGGTGAGTTTGTACGGGGACGTAATGGCAAGCCGTTCAAGCTGCCCGAAAAGAGCCTGTTCCGTTCAGCCGTGGAAAGCAGTGGCTGGAAGCTGCGCTCGGAGGCCTGGACCGCACCGCTGCAGGGCACCCAGTACGTTGGCTATGTGGATGCCTCCGGGGCGATTATTGAAGGAAACCCGTCCTCCAGTGCAGTGGCTATCCTGACCTTCCGCAACGACTATACCGGCCCGGCTGCCGACGATCCGCGCTGTGCCGGCGCACTCCTGCAAATCGCCAGGCGTGTGGTGCAATCCATGACAGAGCGCTGGCGCATTACTGTCCAGGCTCCAGATAGCGTAGCGGCACTGGGTACGTTGAAGAAGCAGGGGCAGACAGTCAGCATGGATGCCTCTGGCCTGTTTGATGCGACTGCCTGGACTGAATCGACAACCATGCAGCCTGATATCGGCACCACCACGGACCTGACCACGCTGGCCAGTGCGAGTCGTGATGATGCCAACCTTGCGCTGCAGACGCTGGCGGCCATCGCCCGTCGCCAGATCCTGGCATCGCACCGGACCACCCGAGTGCAATTCAAAGCGCAAAGCAACCCACTGCTGGATGTGGACATGGGTGTGACCTTGAACAGTGTCGACATGCTGGCCAGCGGCAAGGTGGCACGCCTGGTAGAGCATTACGACACCTCTGCCGGCAGCGCCATCACCGATGTGGAACTGGCTATTTCCGGGCTGGTGGCTGCCGGTACTGCCAATAGCGATCCGATCCTGGCACCGGAACTCACCAGCCTGCCGAACATGTCGCAGGCAGATAGCGCGGATCTGGGTACTTGCTTGGAGGGTCTGGGAACCTACAGTGCCACCACCACCGGTTACACCACCGGTGCCGCGGGCGATAGCAGCTCGGCTTATCCCCATGAAGTGGCGATTGCGGTGCCGGATATTCCGGTGTTTTTGACTGACCCTGTTTCGCGGGAGCTGGCCTACAACATCACCGTGGCCATCCCGGTTGATACCCTGGAAATGCGATGAGTCTGACCTTTGGGTTTTATGAAGACGCGGGCCGGACCCTGCCGCTGGCCAGCCTGGCCATCAAGGGCGGCACGGCTACCCGGATCTGGGTGGGAACGGATGGCACCGCCCAAGCCCAGGCCGCGAGTGGCGGCAGCATCACGCTGACAGCCAATGCAGTACTGCCTGGTGTGCCAGCCAGCGCCATCCACCTGGCTACCTCACTGTCTGCGCTGGCCAGCGCCAGTGCCTCTGTCGATCTGGGCCAGGTGGTCAGCGGCATGCAGGCCGTGTGGCTGCTGGTCGACCAGTCCGCGCTGGCGGATGGGGAGTACAGCAATGTCTCCCTGGTAACCAACCCGATCTATGAGAGCTGAGCCATGGCACGGATGAATGCACAGCAGGCAGCAGAAGTCGCCAAGGCTCTTGCCGGTCAGAACAATCAACCCACCGCCAGCGGCAACCTGCCGGCAGTCAGCGGGCCGGGTGGCATTGCCGGGGGTATCTTCCGGGGCAAGGCCAAGGAAGCGGCCAGTGCGTCCGGTGGTGCTGGGCTGGCTGCGGCCTATGTGGAAACGGCCCGGACCTATGCGGATGAAACCAACGGCACCGTGATGTATTTCAGTCATGACGGCATGTTCCGCATTGGAATGGTACCGCTCAAAACATTGACGATTGCTGAAGCCACCAGTGCGGGCACTGCGATCAGCGGAACGGCAGTCACCATTACATTCAGCGGAGATGTGCCGCAATGATGGTCAAGCCAGTTAGCCTGGGATTCTTTGGCGGAATGATCAAAGACTGCGGGACAAATCGTCAGGGTAAGTTTGTACGCGAAATGGACAGTGCCACGTTCGATTGGGACGGCATAGTCGCTGGCTGGGCACCGTTTAGACCGCATTTCATTCCTGGTACCGGCACAGTCAAGGACGGCGGTTTACCCGCATATGTAAACGAAATTGCAATACCAGGTGCGCCGCACAATGTACCAGGTGCACGCAATACCGTTTGGGGGTCAGGCCCGACCCTGGCGATTTATGGGACTATCGTTCCAAACTACCAAGGCACGGTGTCATGGCTAGTGCCCCTGACGCTGGGAGAGGTGATCTGGGTGGGAATGCCCGGTGGTGGTGGCTGGGTATCTACGGTACCGATCAATCATCAGCCATCTATTGCGATGAATAAACAGGGTGATGACTTCCGTGGCAATCCGCTATGGGTTTCCGCGTCATTGAATGGCAAGAAAGCCATCATCCGGGATGATCGGGGCTATTTCTATGAACTAGACATTACTGTCAACAAAGTCGAGAACGTCCAGAACACCTCTACCGACAGCACGGTACGCTATGACATTTCTGCCCAAATTCAGCGGAAAGATAACCCTTTGGTAATTGGGGATAGTGAGAGCTTTAACTCGGATGCGTGGATCATCAAGGACGATGTTCCTGTCGCCTTCAATATGGCGCAAGGCCAGTATGAAACAACAAGTCTGAACTATGTCGAGGTAGGCAGCTTTAATGGGCATTCATACGGTTATGCATGGAAGAAATCCAGACTGGTGGCTCATGTTGGCTCGTTCACGCATACCCGATATATCGAATCATATGCCAGCGAGTATTCAGGCATGGTCTCCGGTGTCGGTGGATTTTTGTGCGATATCAACCCTGCCAATGACCCAAGTCTGACCGGGGAAAAAATCAATGCCATGTTCAATGAGGTATGGGCTGCCATGCCGCCTGAAGTAATCCGGTGCGAGGTGGCTGGTGTCGATATCGGCTATGAGCTGGCAACGTACCCTGGGTTTTCGAGCAGCCGCGTCAGCGTGTACAAGAACCTTGCCCAGATCCTGTTATTCGATACCAGCGGCAATCCGCATTACGTTTACTGGGACATGGTGAATGACCGGCCATTCAGTGAGGATCATATCGTGCGTAAGAATGCAGCCGCGACATATGTCCGGGCTCTCTCTCCCGACCGGATTTACCTGTCCGATGACAGCAATGATATGAGCTGCTGGTTTGTGTAGCAGGCCGAACCCCTTCCCCCGTTCCTCCAAAGCAGAAACACCGGACACTTGGCACTCAATGTCCGGTGTTTTGTTTTGAGAGGCCACTTTGCTCCCCTATGTCCGCACATCCCCGTTGATCATCGTCCAGGGCTGCACCTTTGTGCACACCTGGGAGTGGATTGCCGGTGGCCAGCCAGTCGACCTGACCGGGACCGAGTTTGAACTGGTGGCCAAGGCCAGCACGGACAACGCTACCGCGCTGATCCACCTCACCACCGCCAATGGTGGCATTACGGTCAGCGGCAATGCCGTCAGCCTCCGCATTGAGGAGGCAGCAACACGGGCATACACCTGGCGTGATGCTGTTTTTAACCTGCGGGTTAAATGGCCGGGACCGGAGCCGCGCCGGGTTGACCCCTTCATGACAGGCCGGATTGAAGTCCGCCCAGGAGTGCTTGCATGACTGAAGTGATTGAACTGGTACTGGAGCAAACCGAGGTCGACCGGGAACAAATTGTGGACTTGGGCCGGCAAGGCCCACCTGGTCCGCAAGGGCCTGCCGGTACCGATGAGTTCGATATCGACCTCGCCTTGAACTACCAAATTGCCAAACTCTAGGAGTGCAAATGTCTCTGCAAACTCGCATCAATGAGCTGTCCAGCGCAATCGCAGCTGACTACAAGGTACTGAAGGCTGCGCAGGGGAATCTGGCTGCACTCAATACCACGGCTAAAAGCAACCTGGTGGCGGCCATCAATGAGCTGTTGGCGGCCATGCCGGCGGCCGGAGCGGTCATCAATGACAGCGCCAGCGGCAATGCGACCACGTACTCGTCCACCCATATCGATGCGCAGCTGACTGCCCTGAAAAACCAGATACTCGGTGGTGCCTCGTCGGCCTACGACACACTGCAGGAGATTGAAGCCAAGCTGGGCAGCGACGACACGGCACTGGCCAATCTACTGGCGGCAGTGGGTAACCGGCTCAGTTTTGCTGATCCCCAGTCACTGACTGCAGCACAGCAGCTGCAAGCCTGCACCAACCTCGGCATAGGCGATCCCAGCGCTGATTTTGTTGCGGTCTACAACGCAGCCAAGGTCTAACACATGAGCCTGGTATCCAAAATCAATACGCTGGCACAGGGTATTGCGGCCGACATCAAAGCACTTGCTGCTGGTACGGGCATCGCCTTGCTAGCCGGTGGTGGCCTGTCATCCAGCGCCAGCGGCCTGCAGCTGGATACCGCAGTGGCCGTGCGCAAGGTAACAAAGACTATCGGTGATGGGGCGGCAACAACCATCACGGTGCTGCATAGCCTGGGCACCAGGCTTGTTACCGTGTCGGTGCTTGATGTGACAACGTTCCAGGCCTATGAGGTCGACTGGTCTGCTACCGACAAGGATAACGTCACATTCACATTCTCCTCAGCCCCAGCAGTTAACTCGCTGATCGTTGTTATCCACGGGTGATCTATGGCTGGTGCAAAACGCTATCTCAGCCGCCTGGCGGTGAATACATCTGACGACGGTAGCTCTTCGGTCCAGCTGATCGCGCCTGTACGCATTATGGTATCAGCCCCGGTCAACGTACCGGGCAGTGCGCACCTGTATGGCAAAATCATGGCCGGACGTACCCTGCCGCACATGCGGTCAGGTGCAGGGCGCGAAGTTCCTGTAGCAGCGGCGTTTCGCAACAGACATACCGGGTTCTGGAACTACTTCAACGGTACTCAGAATGTGCATGGAGTATCTGGCGTGGCGTCTAGCGGTACCGGCTACAACCATGCTCTTGGGAATACTGGTGTTACAGCGTCTGCTGCTGCACTTGTGTGGTGGCTAGGGCTGTACACCGCGGTCGCAACTGGTAGTAGTGCCAGCATGGTACTAAATAGCCCGCAGATAACACCAGGTGATGGCACTGGCAAAGATGGTTTCATGACCTCTATGCGCGGTGGGGCTGTTATTCAGACGCCTGCTGCTGGCATACGTGCGTTTATAGGCCTGTCCGTGAGCTATAACACTGGAACGGCTAATGTAGAGCCAAGCTCGCTGACAAACGCTGTCGGCATCGGCGTTTTGTCTACAGACTCTTCCCAATGGTATGTCGTCTACGGTGGAACTGCTGCGCAACCTGCAATACCAACCGGTATTCCAGTTTATGCGTCTACTACATCTTCATGGGAGAACGGGTCTCTCGTCGACCTGCACATTTATGCCGACCCGAATGCCTCCGGGACATATTACATCCGCGTCGAAACCGCAGACGGTAGCAGCTCGTTTGAAACGACAGTTTCAGGAGGGGCGACGACTGTTCCTCAGAACGGAATGCAGCTGTATCAACTGTGCTGGGTTAACAATAACTCGCTACCAGTAGCAGCAATGATCTTCTTATCCAAGCTCTACTACACAAAAGGGGCCTGAGATGGCGAAGCCTATACTGTCCAGGGTAGTTGTTGGTGCTGGTATATCTGATGACGGTACATCTGCATTACAGATCGCGGGAGCGGAACGCTTGGTTGCTATCAGTACACCTGCCTCTCCAATGTCGGGTTCTATGCTGCTGTACGCCAAGATGGTGGCCGGCCGCGCTATGCTTCATGTTCTTCCCGACTCCGGTAGCGAGTACGCACTGCAGACCTCCCTTTGGAAAAAAACGGTGGCGCTTGCTACTGCCTATTACGGCGGTACAGGCCTGTCCTATTTCGGTGTAGGTGCAATCACTGCAGTGGGTACAAATACTGCGCGCACCTATAACTCTGCGACGATTGCTTCACGCTCCGTGCGTTGGGGTAACGTCTCTGCTACAGCGGCTGGCTCGTTGTGCGGGTTCTACTACACGACACGCTGGCTATTGCTAGGGGATGGTTCCACTGTCGGGAGAGGGTTTTACTGGCAAAGCCGTTTTTCCATTTCGGATTCCGCCCCTGTAGCAGGTGCGCGTATGTTTGCCGGCCTGGTGGCAACAACTAGTGCCCCAACCAATGTTGAACCAAACACGCTTATAAACTGCATTGGTATCGCGCAGTTGTCGTCGGATAGTACTCAGCTGTATCTGGTGTATGGAGGAACGACAGCGCAGGCTGCAGTGCCTCTCGGTGTGAACTTCCCTGTGCAGGAGTCGCCGGGGTCGGCCAATGGAGGGGCTCTGTACGACTTGCACATCTATTCCGACCCAGCGAAAAATGGCCAAGTAATCGTACAGGTAGACCGCGTCGGCACTGCGTACAGCTTCACAAACACAATCTCGTCTGCCGGTTCATCGGCGGTACTACCTGCTGCCGGCACTCTGTTATGCCCAACAATATGGCGAACAAACAACTCTACCGCACAGGCGGTAGGGGTTGACGTTAACCGTATCTACCACGAGTTGGAACTCTGATATGTACACGTTAGATATACACACTGGTATTGTGGTACGGGATAGCGACGGTAAGCAGGTAGCTCCCTGCCAGTCTGCAGAAGACCCAGACTTTCTTAACTACCAGCAGTGGGCGAATAGCGGTGGAGAACCGACTATTGTTGATAGCACACCAATATCAGATCAGGTGCTTTAG